AGAAGCCAGAGTTACTAGAAGAACTTTCTAAGCGTGGTATTAAAGTTAGTCGCACTACTCCACAAATGAATGCAGGTGCAATGCAAAAAGCTAACTCTCCTGCTCAGACAACTAATCTATCAACTAATACTGAAGAATCTCAAAGCACACGAAATGCTCCCCCTGTTATGCCTAAACCGCAGCAACAACCGATACAACCTATTAAGGCATCTGCTGGTCTTTTAACTTTACCTGGTATTCAATCTAATCAAAGTTTAGATCTCAATCAAAGTGACGAAAGTTTTGCTACTTCGTCTACACCTGGAATACCTTCTTGGTCTCCGATCCTTGGTGGTAGTTATATTAATGCTAGTGCTACAGGTTATCAACCAATTGAAACTGAAGATACAGGTACAGGAGGTACAGGCGGTGTCGCTCCTGCAATTACATCTACTGCAGAAAGTTGTGCAGCTATTGGTATGGCTTTTGATCCAGTAACAAATACATGTTCTTTAGCTCCCATTAATAATGATAATGATAGTGGACCAATAATCCCTGAGCCAGTAGAATTTAAATTTGAAAAACCTGAAGTAGATTACTTCAGTATGACTCCAGAAGAATTAGCAGATGTTTCTGCTGGTAAAATAAATGCATTTACCAAAAAAGCAATTCAAGGTGCAGGTCTGTTAGCAGGAGGTACAGCACTTGGTGCTATTGCTCTTGGTTCAAGTCTATACAATACTTATACTGAGGGAACAGCAATTTCTGATATGATGACGAGACAAATGGTTGCTGAAGCTCGTGGCCTTACTTCAGAAGCTGCTGCAATAGGTAAAGAACTTGGAAAGGCAATAGAGGGATCAAATTTTGCTATACAAGGACTTGTTAAAATTGGCCTTATTAATGGTCAAGATAACTTTGCACAACAAATTGCTGAATATTCAGATGAAAATTTTAAGTTAGATGAGAAAAATTACAAAAAAGATTCAGCTGCTTTAAAGAGAGCACAAGAAGCTGTAGCATTAGCAGCAAAAAGAATTGCAGATGCAAAAGCAGCGGCAGCGGCATCAACTAGCTCTGGCGGTGGCAGTGGCAGTGGCAGTGGTGGTGGTGGTAACAACACAAATCCAAACTATGATGGTTCTCAAAACGTAAACGCAGCAGGGACCGTGATAACTACAGCAGGTGGACAACAAATTGTCACACCTACTACAGGGAACACAGGAGGCGCAAGCGCAGGCGGCGGTGGTGGTGGGTATGATTATGTACCTCCATCAATAAAAAAAGATGATGATGATCAAGGAATCGGAGGTTATGGCGGTGGCGGCCCTCGGGCAACAGGCGGTTTAATAGCTCGTCCTAAGAAGAAGAAAAAAAAATAAACTAACTACAAGGCTACCCAGCAATAATGCTGGCCCCAAAACAAGGAACTAACTATGCCAGAACTAAATACAATAGCAACCCCAAAGTCTGCAGGATTTGTAGATCGTGGATTTAACCAAAGTAAAAAACGTGCAGCTATGGAAGCTGAAGAAAAAGAGATTGCACGATTAGAAGCAGAGCAACGTGGTGAAACATTCGAAGAGGAATCCGATGGCGAGGGATCTGAGGCAACCGAAGTATCGGATGCAAGTGATACCAAACAAGAAGAAGCCCAAGCGGAAAGCGAAACATCGGAAGATGATTCAAAACTAAGTCGTGAAGAAAAGTCTTTTAAGAAACGTTACGGTGATCTTCGTCGTCACATGGCTGACAAAGAGAAAGATTGGAACGAACGTTTTGAGAAACTAGAAAACTCTAGTACTAATATTATACCACCTAAGTCTGATGAAGACATTGAACAGTGGGCTTCACAATATCCTGATGTAGCTGGTATAGTAGAAACTATCGCTGCTAAGAAAGCCCAAGAATTATTTAGTAAAGCTGATTCTCGTTTGCAAAAACTTGATGAGTTACAAAATGAAGCTGTACGTAAAACAGCAGAAGCAACTATTGTTGAGTCACACTCAGACTTTATAAAAATTCGTGAGTCTGATGAGTTTCATAACTGGGCTGATGAACAACCTAAGTGGGTTCAGGATGCTGTTTATGAGAATGCTGATGATCCTCACTCTGTAGTTAGAGTCCTTGATCTATACAAGGCCGACAAGGGATTAACCAAACAAGCTAAGAAAGCTGGCACAAGAGCCGCAGCTTCTATGGTTAGTAAAACTTCAAAGATTAATGTAGATACTGAAGACTCTAACGGACAAATCCGTGAGTCCGATGTTGCAAGAATGTCTACTCAAGAATTTGAAGATAATATGGATGCAATTAATAAGGCTATGAAGTCTCAAAAATTCATCTATGATGTTTCTGGAAATGCACGATAACTGTTGACATCTGCATAAACAGAAGTATAACTAAGGACAGATTACAATGAGCCTCCTTTGGGACTACCTCGTATTCTGTTTTCCTAAAAACTGAAAAACAAATAAGAACTACCTGAAGAAGTACAGGCCCAAGTTTTTATCGGTTGGCCGACTGATATTAACTTGCACCCTAGAAAAACTTTCAGCCTCTTACTAATGTCGTTTAGTTTAATGAGTCGAGGTGCACAGCAACTCACTCTCAATTGAGATGTGTATCTCATTTCTTAAAGCCAAACACTTAACAGGAGGATTTATTCCATGGCTTTTACAACCGCAACGGGTTATGGCAACTTACCAAATGGTAATTTCAGCCCCGTAATTTATTCTAAAAAAGTACAACTTGCTTTCCGCAAAGCAACTGTAGTTGGTGATATTACTAACTCAGATTATTTTGGGGAAATTGCATCACAGGGCGATACAGTAAAAATTATCAAAGAGCCTGAGATCAGCGTATCAGCTTATGCACGTGGTACACAAGTTACAGCACAAGATTTAGAGGATGCCGATTTTTCTCTAACTATTGATAAAGCTAACTACTTTGCTTTTAAAATGGATGATATTGAAGAGGCACACAGCCACGTCAATTTCATGGATCTTGCAACCAACCGTGCTGCATATCGCCTAGCTGACCAACATGACCAAGAAGTTCTTGGGTACATGTCTGGTTATGCACAGTCTTCTTTACACAGCAAAGCTGATGCCCTTAACACAACTGTTAATGGTACTAAAGCTTTAGACACTGCTGGCTCTAATGAGTTGCTATCTTCTATGCAGCTTCATAAAGATGACTTTGGTAACGTAACAACTGCTTCTGCAGGCACTCACTCAATTCCTGTGACTGCACGTATGCCTGGTGCTACCTCTCTACCAACTGCTACTGTTTCTCCTGCAATGATTGTTGCTCGTATGAAACGTGTACTTGACCAACAGCAAGTTGACTCACAAGGTCGTTATTTGATTGTTGATCCAGTATTCATGGAAATTCTCGCTGATGAAGATTCTCGCTTCATGAACGCTGATTTCGGTGAATCAGGTGGGTTGCGTAATGGTTTGACCATTAACAACTTCCATGGCTTCCGTGTGTATTCCTCGTCTAACCTGCCTGCTTTGGGCACTGGACCAGGTACATCAGGTACAGCTAACCAGTTGACTAACTTCGGTGTTATTGTAGCTGGTCATGATTCTGCTGTAGCAACTGCTGAGCAAATCAACAAAACTGAAACATATCGTGACCCTGACAGCTTTGCTGACATTGTTCGTGGTATGCATCTATACGGTAGGAAGATTCTTCGCCCTGAAGCAATCGTAACTGCTCGTTATAACGCAGCTTAAGGGAGATATAAACTATGGCTACTTTTGACATGACTTCCGTTGATACCGCTGGTGTTGGAGCAAACGTTCTTGCTGTTCCGACAGTGGTCGGTAATACGGTACGTACTATTGAAGCAATACTAGATATTGATGCAATGGTAACTGCTGGTTACTCTGGCACAGATGGGGACATTTTTCAACTCTTAGAGATCCCTTCTGAATCAGTGATGCTTGCTGGTGGAGCAGAAATCATGAAGTCCTTTACAGGTTCTTGTACTTGTAATATTGACTTCGGTGGTGGAGATGACATCATTGACGGTGCTGCTTTAGATGCTGCTGCTGGTACATACCTTGTAAAAGGTAGTAACGGCGAAGCTAACATTGTAAACACTGGTGCTGCATCACTTTATGCTGCTGAAGCACTTGCTCTTGTCGGTGCTGCAGATACCATTGATGTAGTTATCGCTGGTGCTGCACCTGCAACTGGACGCTTACGTGTCTATGCAGTAATTGCAGATATTTCTGCTGCTCACACTGAGGCTGCAGTTGCCCAGCGTGACTTGCTGTAATACTACAATAAACTTTGGGGCTGGCATTACGCTGGCCCCATTGCTGCATCTTAAGGAAAAATAATGGCATATGATTATCTAGGTTTAGTTAATGATGTAAATAGGAGGCTCAACGAAGTTGAACTTACTACTACTAATTTTACCTCTGCAGTTGGTGAGTATGCTATGGTTAGGGATTCTATTAATGTAGCTATACGTTATATTAATCAACATGAATTTGCCTATCCCTTTAATCACTCTACAAGTTCTACTGTACTAGTACCTGGAGTAACACGTTATTCAATACCTACAGATGCTAAATACGTTGACTATAATACAGCTAGATTAAAAAAAGATTCTACAATTAATTTTAATGGGTTGAGTTTAAATACTCTTTCTTATAACGAATATATAGATAATCAATATATAAATCAAGAAGATGAAGTAAATTCTACAACGATTGATGCAGCCAGTGGACTATCGGCATCAGTAACTACAATATCAGTTACATCCTCAACAGGCTTTACCTCAACAGGGACTTTGTTTGTAGGTGGGGAACAAATAACATATACTGGTGTATCAGGTAATGATTTTACAGGGTGCACAAGAGGTGCAAACAGCACAACTGCTGCTACTATTGCTGATGATGTGGCTGTAACACAATTTACAGCAATTGGATCACCTAGATTTATTATTCGTACATTAGATAATAATTATTTATTATATCCTTTTCCAGACAAGCAATATGAGTTATCCTTTGATTATTTTACATTGCCTACAGATTTATCTGCTGCTACAGATGTACCTAGTTTACCTATACAGTTTAGATATATTATAGTAGAGGGTGCAATGTATACTGCATACATGTTTAGAGGAGAGACACAAGAAGCTAATCTTATGAAGAATAACTTTGAGGGAGGCATTAAACAAATGCGTAGTCTCTACATTAATAAGTATGAATACATACGTTCTACTGTTACTTCAGGTAGTAGTACTGGCGCATTTGCTTCACAAAGCAGAGTAATCTAGTATATGCCTACTAACAGACAATCATTTCCCGTAGAGTTTAAGGGTGGCTTAATTACAAACCTAAGCCCTCTTCAACAAGGTATTAACATGCCTGGTTCTGCTACAACTTTAAAAAACTTTGAGCCTTCTATTACAGGTGGTTACAAACGAATATTAGGTTATAGTAAGTTTGACCCTTTTGTTATACCACCCTACGGTGCTCCTGTTGTATTTGGTGCAAGTCAGACTGGTACAACTCTTATTATTGCTGGTACTCATACTACACCTACTGCAGGTGATACACTTACTATTGCAGGTGTTTCAGGTACATATACAGTAGGTAGTCCTGCATTTGATGCGACAAATAATAGAACAACTCTAACACTAACTACTTCATTAGCCTCTAGTCCTGACAATGCAGCTGCTGTTACATTTGTTTCTTATACAGGAACCTACAGGACATTAGGAGTAGAAGTCTTTAATGACAGTGTATTGGTTGCTCTTAACTCTGATCTGTATAAGACTACAGGTTCTGGATATACTAAGATAAATGTACCTTCCTATGGTACAGTACTTGTAAATGGTGCAAGTCAATCTGGTGCAACACTAGCAGTTGATGCTCTTACTGCAGCACCAAAGGTTGGTGATATATTTAAAATAGCTGGTGTAGATAAAGTATACACAGTTACTACTAGTGCTACTGTTTCATCTGGCGGTTCTACTTTAGCAATAAACCCTAACTTAGCTTCTTCTCCTGCAGATAATG